GCCCAAGATGTTGTTGCTGTACATAATACTGGCTCTCCGCCTTCTTGTTGGGTGTAGATTTTATAGTACCATGTATTGACATCTGTGTTATAAATTGATTGATATGATTGACGTCCTGATGAGTTTTTGTCATGAGCAGTCATATCATAAACAATCTTCATATCAACACCCTTGTAGTTACGAGCCATTGCTTTTGAACTTACAATAGCAGGCATTCCGGGAGTTATTGATGTTCCACGAGTTACAGAGATCTCTCCTATCAATACCTTAAAGTCAAATGATGTATCTTCAAATTTCAGACCAAGAAGAGCAAGAGTCTCACCATTTAATTTAATACCATTACGGTCAGCAACTTTAATCTCTTTAACTTTCCACTCGTCATTTGCTTCTGCATTTGATACTATTGTTCCTGCAATCTCTGTTGTAGGTGCAGATTCAGTTGATGTGGTTAATGCTATTGTTCCTGATCCTGAAACAACTTTGTAACGAATTGTGAATACATCGTTATTTACCAAAGGATATTTTGTTTTGAATAGTTGCAAGTAGGCTTTATCTGTTGATCCTGAAATTTGCAAACATGAACCTCCAAACCATGCATCATCCCATGTGAACTCTGCTACCATATCTGTTGAAGCATCTGTGGCATTTTTACCCATAAAGGTTTTTGTCCACCACCAACGCCACGAAGGCAAATAGTCTTGCATTCCAAGGTTGTACCACTCTTGATTGAAGGTTGTTACGCCCTCCTCTTTGAAGAACATTCCGTTACCCAAGTTGAAGTATGTTACAAAGGGGTCTCCTGCCAATGTTCCATCGCCATATTGAGGAGTCATAGTACTACGAGCAGTAATAAAACTTGAGAATCCATGAAAGTCGGTTGCTGTTGATGTATGGCGTAAAATATCTGTTACATCAGGAGTATTTACCGGGTTATACGATGAACCTGTAAATGAGTTCTCTGAAATCAATTGATATGTTTTCTGTTTCTGTTTTGGCGAAGATCCTAACTCTCCACAACTCTCATAAATCATATTCATATTGAGAGCACCCCAAAACCCAACTGAAATATTGTAGTTTTGCAAAGCTCTCCATGATGCTGTTGAACGTCCTTGATAGTCCATACCTGCATACACATCAAAACTTGAACGACCATGACTTTCGGCTGTTTGTTGAGAAGTATTTAAATGAGAAGCGTACCAATTATAATTCAAGAAATAAGCATCTGATACTTTTTTCCCTTTATAATGAAACCATTCATCACATCCACTATTAAGTACACTATAATCTCCGGGAGTTCCTCCATTTGAAGTATATGAATACCATGCATTATTGAAAGGTACTCCGTAAGATGCTGCATTAGCATAACAATTTCCCATCATTTCCTTAAAAGCAGTAGTATTCAAATTAATCCAACCAAACTCAGAATTAAAACCTATACAATCAACTCCATAGTAACGAAGATATTTCAACAACTTATCATATCCTCCTGTTACAAGGGCATTTATATTTGAGCCATGACCTCCATCGTTCGGAGAAGGAGCTGCTCCAAAAGGAACAGCTGCTGTAACACCTGAATGCACTCCATTTTTATGGCAAGCATCAAGAAATGCGGCTGGGGCTTGAATCATAGGAGTTGTCCAACTATTATAAATATCTGTATAACTCCACATAGAGAAAACCTCACCTCCAAAGTAATACGAAGGAATAGCATTCCAATTCTCTTCTGTTGTACCTATGGGACACCACCACAATAGTTTTCTTTCAGGATTAAGACTCTCTTTTACTTGAGTTCCTGTAAACACAAAACGCTCACGAGGTTTTACACGAGAGATAAAGAATTGCTCGTTTTCTGCTGCTTCACTATCTCCGCTATAAAGAGCTGTACCCGGAGACCAGTTTTCATATGCAGTATACCAAGAAGTTGAACCTCCTATCTTCACATATTGGTCATGAGTTGGGACTATTTGTGCAGATGCAAAACCGCATACTATAACTAATAGCAAAAGTAGATTTATCTTTCTCATAGACTCAAAAGTTAAAAGGTTTATATTCTAATATATCGTTTTAAAAATATAATTTTATTTTATTTTCCACAAATATATTGTTAATATTTTATATTACAACGATTATTTACGGTATGTATAAGGGGATAAATGAATTGTACATTGAATAAAAACGTAAAATATTAATAATTAATAAGATAAGGAATGGAGGTTAAAAATGAATTGTACAAAACCTGTTAAGTTGGTTTAATTTGATGTTAATTCCAATGAATATAATTAACAGGTTTGATTAAGTTCGATTTAATCTTGTGTTAATTGGGGGCTGTGGAGCCTCCTTTTTTTATGCTTTAGTATTGCTTATCTTGAGCGCTAAAGTCTTGTTTAGGCTTGATTTTAGATGGGTTTGAGGGTGTTTGTGTGGTCTTGCTTAGATTTGGTTGTTTAAGGCTGAGATTGGCTGCTATTGAAGGCTATTTGAATACTATTTGAAGTGTGCTTAATTGCTGTTTTATGGTTGTTTCTTGGTGGTTCTTTTTGGGTACTTTTTGTGGAGTTTTTTGCTGAAATGTGCGATTGGGTATTCAAATGGGTATTCAAATGGGTATTCAAAACAGCGAAAAAAAGTGCGTGAGTTTACCACTATATTACATTAAAATGCGTTGAGTTGACCCCCATAATACATAAAAAGTACACGAGTTTTTGAAATTTTCACCCTCTTGAAACCCTTTTGTATAGGACGTTTTAGACGTTTTTATTGCTTTTATTAGGGGTGTTTAGTGCCTCTCTCCCTTATTTGAGGATATATTGGACGTACAATTCTACTCAAGTCTAACTACTCCAACAACAAGAGCAAGACCTTTTATTTCAGATAAAGGTAAATCTATTGAAGGATATGCAGGGTTATCAGATATGATTTTAACATGATCAGTTTTTTCTGATGGCATTATACGTTTACATAATGAGCCCTGATGTGCTGTTGCAATTATATGGCATTTATTCCATTGTATAAAGGTCGCTTCTTTTATAATTGTGCAGGCAACTATATCTCCTCTGTTATAAGTAGGAATCATAGAATCTCCTGACAATTCTATCATAAAATCAACTTTACAATGTTTGAATTTAGGTATAACATAGTATTCTTTAATATCAACATTTGATATTGAGAAATTGTAATTACCAAAACCTGCAATAGCTGTTGTTTCAACAAGTGGTATCTTATTTATAGTGTTAGTATTATTTGATTTATCCTCTGAAATCATTGTCCCTTCACCAGACAATAGCCAATCAGCATTAATATCTTCGCATTTTGCGAATAATAAATCATAATCAAAAGTATCTCGAGCTAACCATGTGCTTATTGTAGATGGTGCAACTCCTAAAAATTTAGCAAAAGCAGTAGGCTTACCATCACTATAATATCTTATTATTTCCTCTAATCTCTCTTTTTTTGTCATCATATTTTGATTTTTGCGAAATAATTTCGCAAAATGATTTGCATTTTGCGAAATATGTTATATATTTGCATCGTGTTAGAAATAACAACAGCGGTAAAATTACAAAAAAATAGGGATTTAAACAATATAAATATAGCAATTATGGACTTTACAAAGATTATTGAAGGAACAGACCATTGGGGTAATGTTTTCGAGTATGAGATTAACGGTAAGCAATACTCTATACAAGGAGAGTTGTATTACAACAAGAAAAAAGAGAGATACGAACATATACACGTGGGTCCACGTGGTGGTGAATACTTAATATGGTGGAAATAATGGAACTTAAAACTTACAAGGCAAATGAATATCTGTCATACTTGGCAGATTACCTGATTGCGAACAATAAGCCGTTCACCTTTGACGGAACAGAGATAGAGTTTACTGCAACTACAGCATTTATTAAGAGAATGCAAGAAGATGATCATTTATTATCAATAATAAAATTACAGGAGGTAATATGGGAATGAAAAGATATATACATGTAACCGGTGAACAACGCCAATTTTTAATGAAGGCGTTTAAAACAAATGAGATGACAGTATGGCGAGCGTTGAATTATATTAACGATAGTGATACATCGCGTCGCATAAGGAAATTAGCAATAGAACGTGGGGGTATTGCTATGGTAATGGCAGAAGAGGCAGAGACACTCTATGATGCTGACGGATATATGAGGCAGTATTTTCCGAACGGAGTGCTGATAGAGGGAAATAAAACAACTGGTTATGTTGCGATACTCAAAGAGGGTACAGAGGTAGCGGGATTTAACAACCCAAGCCTGACAGAGTTAGAAAATATTCAAGCACAAGCAATGAGATTATAATCCTGAATGGCATAGGCCGCGGTTCGACTCCGTGGCAGGAGCAAATAAAAGAGAGTGATATGGAATATTACAATAATATATTGGCAATAGAGAGCAATTGGCTTATCAATTCTGGGATTATTTCAGAAGCTAATTATAAGAATCTAACTACACGCAAGGATATAACTATCCTTCGTCGTGGTTGTCGTAATACTCCGGCTTTAGTTGCCTTTGACAACATGCCTGACAGGTTTAAGGCGAAGGTAATTGAGAAGTTAGGTGGTAACCCATACGATATTGTCAAGACTAACCGATTAGCCGAACTTATTGAGGACGATTTGGAGGCTTCAAAGTTCTTCGATGAGTACGAGATTAGCGAAGATGGCAGACATTTACCAACGGAGAAGAGACGCGAGTATTACGCTAATGCTATTGTGCTTAATGCTATCGGTGTTCTGATTGCTAACCGTAGAGCCAAACGCTCAGCATTGGGTAGTAAAGCGGTTAGATTTTGGGACGTTATAGCAGAGTCGGCACAAGAGATTGACCGTACACGTTTTCCTCATTCTCTACCTGCTAATCCACGCAGATTAGAGAGTAAATTCAAACTCTATCAAAAAGAGGGATATGCAACCCTCGTTCACAAAGGTTACACCAATAACAATCGCAATGCTGCAAGAGTTAAGAGTGAAGAGCAAATGAGTACTATGCTAACGCTGTTGTCGTTGCCTCAAAACTTCGACGATACAGAGGTGGCTCGTAAATATAACCAAATGGCTGTTGCTTGGGGTTGGGACACCGTAACAGCGAGTACCGTTGCCAACTATCGCATAAAATATAATGATGTTATATATCCACGTCGCAGAGGTGGCAGTGCTTACCATACCAACCGCAGTATGCAGGTTAAGCGTTCTGCTCCTGTTTTTCCTATGCAGATGTGGACTCTCGACGGTTGGGATGCTGAATTGTTATACCAACAACGAGATACCAATAAAAAAGGATATGCAGTTACAACATATCACAAACGCCCAACCATAGTTGTTGTGCTTGATCCTTGCTTAAAATATCCTATCGGTTATGCAATAGGAACACACGAGACTCCTGAATTGATAAAACAAGCTCTTGCCAACGCAATGAAGCATACGGCAGAGTTATTCGGCGAGATGCACGAAGTGTTGCAAATACAGAGTGACCGCTATGCAATAAGCAAGATGAGTGACCTTTACGGTAAGATCACCGAAAAGGTTATACCTGCAGCAGCACATAATGCCAAATCAAAAATCATTGAACGTTGGTTCGGACAATTTAATAATAAGTATTGCAAAAACAGCATAAACTGGAGCGGATATGGTGTAACAAGCCGAAAAGAATCTCAGCCCAATGGCGAATATCTAACCAAATTCCGCCACGAGTTCCCCGACTTTGAAGGAGTATGCAAGCAATTGGCATCGTATATAGAGACAGAACGTGCAGCACTTCGTGACCAATATTTGGCTGCCTGGGCATTGACACCCATTGACCGCAAGCGAGCTTACAGTTATGAGCGTTACCTGTTCAACTTCGGGGAGACCAACGGACATCGCAGTTTGATGCAAGGCAGTGGCTTACACATAACAGTTGGGGGGCAACGCTTCGATTATGAATGCTTCAACCATACCTTCAGAATGTTTACCTCCACTCGTTGGGAGGTAAGATATAACCCCGATGATATGAGCAGAGCATTAGCCGTCAATGAGGACGGAACACGCTGTTATATGCTTGAGGAGAAGTATGTGCAACCTATGGCATTAGCAGACCGCAAAGAGGGTGATGCGGAGCAGCTTGAAAGAGTCAGACGCTTTAACCGTGAACACGAGGCTATAATAGCAGAACAAGTGTGTGCTGCAGATGAGACTGTACGTCGATTGTTCGGCACAAAACAACTGACTGCCGAAGATGAGGTGTTAAGCAAGTTCTTGATTACCGACAGCAAAGGGCAACATAAAAACAGACTAAATGAGCAGAATGCTAAAAGAGGCAATACGGCACCTACACCTGTTGAAGAGATATTTGCGATAGATGACATATATAGTGATTATTAAACAACAATTAAATAGTATTTAAATGATTATGGAAGCAATCAAGAAACAACAAATTGTAAACACTCTCAGAGAGTATTGCGAGCGTTACGGGAGTCAGAATAGAGCAGCAAACACTCTTACAGGCGTAAGTCCTGCCACTATAAGTCAGATGCTCAATGGCAATTGGGATTTAATAAAAGATGATATGTGGCGTAATGTTGCCGCACAAATAGGCTACAAAGATGAGAAGTGGACAGCAGTTGAGACAGGCGACTATCGCAGAATGACAGCAATATTAACCGATATTAAAGAGAACTCATTGGTTATGGCTGTTACAGGTGCTGCTGGTAGTGGTAAAACTTTCGCAGTTAAACAATATGCAGCAAGCAACAGCGGTGTATATCTTCTCTGCTGTAACGAGTATTGGAATCGTAAACTATTCCTTAATGAATTGCTTACCTCTATGGGTTGCGACAGCAGCGGTTACACTGTTGGAGAGATGATGTGCGAGGCTGTGCGTCGCTTGAAGATGCGTGATACTCCACTTGTGATACTTGATGAGGCAGACAAACTAAGTGACCAGGTACTATACTTCTTTATTACTCTTTACAATCAGTTAGAGGACCAATGTGCAATACTTCTTTGTGCTACTTCACATCTTGAAAAGAGATTGACAAGAGGTGTAAAGCTTAACAAAAAGGGTTATTCAGAGATATGGAGCCGACTCGGCAGAAAATGCGTTGCTCTAAAGGGTGTAACTGCAGGTGATATAGTCGCAATTTGTGAGGCTAACGGCATAAGCGACAGAGCAACCATTGAGAGTATCATTGAGGATAGCGACAGCGATTTAAGACGTGTTAAGCGTCGTATCCACGCTGCAGTTAAACGAGCTAAACAAGTTGTTGGTTGTTAGTTTTCAGTTATTAGAGAAATGAGGCGTAAAAGAGCATTATCGATAACGGATATTGAGAACTACCAACCTCGAGTGTTGGAGTTTGAGGGGGCGTGGTACGATGCAATAGGTAATCCAGAACTTACAGGCAGTTGGATTATCTGGGGCAACAGTGCCAATGGTAAAACCCGATTTGCTCTTCAACTTGCCAAGTATCTTGCCCACCACAAGAAGGTAATATATAACAGTGTTGAAGAGGGGTTGTCCCTCTCAATGCAGAAAGCAATAGCCGATACAGGTATGCACGATGTAAAGCGTAACTTCTTATTGCTCGACAAAGAACCTATTGCAGAACTGATAGAGAGGCTACGCCGTCAGCGTTCAGCAGACATAGTAATTATTGACTCGTTGCAATATACAGGATTGAACTACGACGCCTATAAAAAGTTGCGTGATGAGTTCCGCAATAAGATATTCATATTTATATCTCATGCAGAGGGTAAAGAACCTAAAGGTAATGTTGGCAAGGCTGTGAGATATGATGCCTTTGTGAAGATATATGTTGAGGGTTACAAGGCTATGCCACAAAGTAGATACGGTGGTGGCAAAGAGTATATAGTATGGCAAAAGGGGTATAACGATTTTTACGGATTATAAAATGGTAACGGTAATGGAGAAGCAACACAAAAGCCTACTAAAAAAGTTCCATACTCTGCTCGGTAAAGCAGGTGTAAACGAAGATGGCAAACGCGAGATACTTGCATCGTACAAGGTAGTTAGTAGTAAGGATCTGACTGCATACGAGTTGTTACAGATATGCGACAGGTTGGAAGGGTTAATCTCCCCCTCAAAGCAAGAGGTTGATAAATGGCGTAAGCGAGTAATGGCAGCCATTGGCTCATACCTCCGAGCAATGGGTTATGAAGAGAACCGCTCGGTTATATACTCAATTGCATGCAGAGCTTCGGGAGTTGAAAACTTCAACAAGATAGGAGTTGAGAGATTGAGAAGTATCTATAACGCCTTCAATCATAGGCGTAACGATATAAAGAGAGTCAATGATATTAGTTTGCAATTAGGAATTAAGAGAGAAGATTTAGGAATGCTTAATTAAATTAGGAATTAGATATAATAAATAACAGATTTAATATGAGAAAAGTAACAGAAGATTTCCTAAATAGGAAAAAAGCAGAAATACTTGATGCATCAACATGGTTGCCTGAAATAGAGCGAGCAGAGTTTTTTAACGAACTTGCAGATTGGGCATATAGTGAATACGAAAAAACAATTGTCAGAGATGATTTGGAGATGCAAGATTATGAGAATTAGGAATGAGGAATTTTTTAATTAATAATTAATTATGGACCAAGTACAAATGACAGCGGAAGAGAGACAAGAGTTCGAAGAGTACCGCAGAGAAAAACAAAAAAAACAAGCAGCCGAGCAGGCTAAACAAGCACGAGAAACTTACAAGGTGTTGGTTGATGAGGCAATTAGTGATTCAATGGCATGTCTTACCCCGCTATCTGCCGAGATAGCAAGAATTAAGGGTGAGGTTATGGCACGTTTTCAAGAGGCTCTCAAACTTAAAGGAGAGATTTTTGATGTGGCAACCGACCAACGAAGCCACATGTTTACAAACTCGGCATCTACTGCTCGTATCCATTTGGGGGTATATGTAACAGATGGGTATCGCGACACAGTTAATGAAGGTATCGGTATGGTAAAAGAGTACATTGAAGGTCTCGCCAAAGATGATGCAAGTAGAGCACTTGTTAAGGCTGTTTTGAGATTGTTGAGTCGTGATCAGGCGGGCAACCTCAAAGCGAGCCGAGTATTACAACTTCGTAAGATGGCAGAAGATAGCGGAGATAATCGTTTCATGGAGGGTGTAAAAATCATAGAAGAGAGTTATCAACCCAACATCAGCAAACAGTATATCAGAGCAGAGGTTAAAGATCCCACAACAGGGGCATGGAAGTCGGTACCACTCGGAATGACTGAGGCAGAGTTTAAAAAGGAGAAGAGCGATGATTAAAAAAGAGTGGGAACACACCCATATCGAGTTATGCGGTATATGTGGTGGTGCTGGTGTTGTTTACGCTTATGAAGATTTTGATCTTTTGAAACTCAGAACACCCAAAGAGACAACTTGTCCCTGTTGCAATGGCACAGGGCGAGTTCTCAAAAGCAAAGAGATAATGGTTCAAGTAGAGCCATTTGATACTGAAAAGGCAAAGAATCATCATTTAATTAATTCGAAATATAAAAGCAGTTTGTAATATGTTAGACAGTACGATGGCGAGAATGAAAGAGATTGTAGAAGATGCTCAAAGTCATTATGAGCCAGGCAATCAAGCGAAGTGTTATGCTGCAGTGTGGCGTAACCACATATATCCTCGCTATCGTATATCTTATAACACGTTGTTACGGTATTTAGCCATTGCCGAGAATGGATATAAAGAGGCAACATCTGAGATTGCACCAGGACAACTTACACTGTTTGATGAAGAGTTTTAGCAATGAAAAAGGATTTTGTTAAAATATTGCTTAATGATATTAAGGTAGAACTATCAGAGGAGTTTGACCGTAATTTTGAGCGGAAAGCATTCTTTGAGCGGAAATGGAAGCCACGCCGTAACGAAGGTAAAGGCTCATTGATGCTCCAGACGGGAAAGTTGAGGCGTTCACTTCGTGGAAGAGTTACAGGCAATAATAGTGTTACATGGACAAGTAGTGAGCCATACGCCAATATACACAATCAAGGAGGAACGATAACAGTAAGCGCAAAGATGAAACGCTTCTTTTGGGCTAAATATTACGAGTTGGGCGGAAAGATTAAGTATAAGAAAAAAGGAGGAATGAGCAAAGCAAGTATCAGAGTATCTAAAGAGGCAGAGTTCTACCGAGCATTGGCACTTAAAAAGGTTGGCAGTAAAATAATAATGCCACAACGACAATTCATTGGCGACCACCCACGAGTAAAAGAGTGTGTAAAAGAGTGTTCAGATGCACTGCTTAAAGAGTTTTTAAACGATATTAAAAAAGAGTTTAAGTAGTTGTTTGTTGTTAGTTTTTAGTTGTTATAGACAAAGATGCAAACACAATTAACAGATTAAAGATTATGAGGAAACAGTTATATAAATTTATTGAAGAGAGATTAAACGAGTTAGGAGATATTAAGCATATCGATATTTGGAATAATCAGCTTACATACCCTGAGGAAGAGCAGGTATTTGATACCCCTGCAGTATTTGTGGAGTTTGCTCCTATTAAATGGGACTTGCTCGGCAGAGGTGCAAGAGAGGCAGATGTTACATTTGTACTGCACGTTGCAACCGATAGCAGAGAGGATAAATGGAGTGATAATATAGAGGTGTTTGACCTGTTGGATAAGATTAGCGGTGCATTGATAGGGCAATATAACGATGAAGGTATTAACGCCATTACTCCTGGAGAGAGTATAACTGATAGCGACTTTGGAGAGTTGATGCACAACCAAGAGAGTTTTATCTGCCACGTTATAGACCTTTCAATGGCTCTTAACAGCAGAGCACCTGCACCCAATAAAATAAAAATCTCACTCGTTTAATAATGCTATAATAGCAAGGGGTGCATCTCACCTTTGCCGAATATCGGCACTGACCCCCTTAACGGAACAGCCCCGAGCATAATGCCCGAGGCTGTTTTTTTATTGAGGGGGAATTGATTAACTTTGCGGTTATGACAGATATTGAAGTTGATAACCAAAAATTAGATTTAACATTAAGACTCTTTGCTGATGCAACAGGAGGTTCTATCAGTAAGGATATTCTTTTTATGCCTCGAACAGTCCCTGAGGACTACGAAGAGGTTATTTTTCATCTTACCAGAGAGGGCTATCTTCGTGAGAGCAAATATAACTTTACAATAACACACAAAGGTAGAGCCTTTATAAATAAAGGCGGTTTTACGGAGCAATACAGAAGAGAGAAAAGAGACCGATATATGCGTATATCCTCGTTCGTTATCAGTATTATTGCTTGCATTGCTGCCATTATCTCCTGTATCTTTACATTCCTCAAGTAACGAGACTATAAAATTGTGTAAATACCAATTTTTAAGATTGTTTTTAACTTTTTTCCCTTCCATATTGTTATATATTTAAAATAAGTTGTATATTTGTATAGGAAATTGGTATTGGTATTGCAGTTGCGGGCCTTATGAGCTCACGGATACAAATATCAATTTCCTTTTTTTAAACAGTAAAATTGTTCAAATCCGGCTTTGTGATGTTCAGTTTTAATTAACCATTTTATACCTCTATATATTCCGCAATATTCTATATATTCACAAACGCCCCTGCTTTTCTTTGCTGCAATATTCTTTTGTGCTTTTCTATCGCTCATATCTTTGTTTTCTCCAAGAACACTTATTCGTGGATTTCTAAGGAGATGAGGGTTATTCCAAAAATATATAGCAGCTTCCAATTCTTCAGTAGTGAAGCAATGACGAAGCAAGCGATTTCTCGTTTTTTTTGATTTAAGTAAATTTTTAGTTAGAATATTCTCAAACTTAACCTTGGTGTTACTTAGAGGCATAGATTCTTCAGCCCTTTTACGCCCTTCAATAATAGCTAAATGAGATATATTTGTACAACTTCTACACTTTTCACTTTTAGGATTATACGATAGTAAAAGTTTACGACTACAGTTTCCACACCCTTTAGGCAAATATGGGTGCTTTGGTGGGAATACCTTGCCTGTTTTGCCGGGATTAAAGCGAAATATCTTTTGTTTTGGTAGTGAGGTTGCATGTTCTCCCACACTGCAAGCTGCATCGCTATCACTTACGGGGTATTTACCTTTGCGAACTTGCACCACGGTACAACGGCAACGCCAGCCGAGAGGTGGCAGGTAACTGTCCCAAAACTTATCATCTATTGGCAGGGTTGTGTTGTTGAGTGCTGCGTGTTCCTCTCTCACTCGCTCATCACCCGCTGTTCGGTACTGCAACAGGTAGCGGTCGCCCATCTCTTCCCAATCTTTCCACTTAACAGCCATTTGGGTACTCTGCACTGCAAATTCATACTCTGCTGCCAAGTATGAGCGGTTATAGGTGTTGTCAATCTTCTTAACATCGCGGTAAAATTGCTCAAAACTCTTGAAGCCTCCCGTTGATGAGCGGAGCAGTGCCGATGCTTGACGCATTTCGTGATAGGTTTTGAACCCCGAAAATATATAGGTATTGTTCAACAATGATTGTGTAAGTTCTGCGGGGATCTCTTCGGTAATTGATCCATTGACACCCTCAGAGAGTACACGATAGGTCTCGTTTATTAAATCCTTTACAGGCTTGTCATCAATCTCATATCCTCGCTTTGAGTGAAGCCATTTAACCACCCTGTCCCAAACGGAGTGGTCAAATCCTGAATCTTTATCGGCAAGGCGTATGAGATTGTCAGAGCCGTAGAGTTCTGCAAGAGCATTATCCATACCCTTGTAGTATAGCAACAGAGTATTATCCTTTGGGCGTTCTGTTGCTCCCGCCCTTAGTCGAAAAAATTCTCTTTCTTGCCGATGATTGGAATATTGTATTTGTCGGCAAAATATTTGGGATCTATCTCGTAACCTCCGTTGAGAATCATCTGCTCGATGTTTATTTGCTCTTGTGGGGTAAACTCTACCGCATCGTCCCAATCAAAGCGACAACCCTCTACGGGGAAACCTTTACCAACCATAAAAGGCAACAGGCGGTTATTAACCACATCGCGTACCATATCGGCATCGCTGTCGATAATATTCTTGAATACTTCAAGGTGCACCTCACTTTGAGATAGAGAGGAGCCCGAATCGATTGTCATAGTTTGAGCGAGAATACCCTTTGATATTTCGCTATTGGCTCTGTCTATACGGCGGTCATATACATTATAAGCATCGGTTCGTGAAGTCTCTTTAAATTCAATGTCGGTACCGTCCGGGAATAGTCCCCACGCCTCTGCCGCCATATCGGCAAGCATACGCTCCATTTTATCAATCTCTTCAGCATCTCGGCTGGTTGTTTTACCAATACGCACAGGCATACCGAACATCTCGCCCCAACTGTCCCAAAATGCGAGCATGTTCTTTTTGCTTATACAAGGAGGAGCACATTTTAGAAGCAAACCTAAATCGTTAGGTTTACCAACCTCTATACACCATGCAGCATAATCTCCCTCTCTGTACGATATACCTCTCCGCCAATCATCGCTTCTGTCTTTAATAATAACACCATATTCAGGGATAACATGGTAGCGGTTAATAATATCTACACTCGCAAATCTCATATTGCCATATTGAGGTTTAACTACATCACCCATTTGTATAAGAGAGTGACCATAGTAACGGCTCTCAAGTGCCAAACGAATAAATTCTTTGAACCACTCGGTCTCAAATAGTTCTGTAATCTCCTGTTTCTCCTCTCCGCTCTTTGTATCGCGTAAGCGGAATGCCTTTTTGGTTACAAATCCTGTGCGTTGAGTTATACAACCTGTAAGGTGCATATCAACCATAATATCATCGTAAATATCAAGTAGGGCATTTCGTTTGGGGTTATCGTGAGATATGGCCATCTGCCAAGCCCTACGCCAGTCGCCCATATCTTTTGCAGTCAGGAAGCGTGTTTGGTTTACCAACTCAACGACTATACTTTTTAATTTTTCTCTCCCTTCGGCTGATTTCATTGCCTTAACCATTTCGGGGGTATATTTAGAATCTCTCTTTGCCATAATATTACCAATAGTAGTTGTTTTTCTTTTGTCCGCCTGTCCTTACTGTTCCGCCAATTTGCTCTCCTTTATCGTTAGTGATAGTTGGCAGTTCGGGTGATGATTTACCGTTCTGAACCTTTACGCACCAATCAATGGCGGCATTATATCGGGTTTCTCTTATCTCAAACCCTATCTTCTTGGGCAACCACGCCACAAGATGATAGAGTATAATATCAGTTGTGTACATCACAAGCAGAGCATTACGATCGTTGCCTTGCATAGAGAATGCTTTTTGCATATCGTACCTGCTACGCAAGTACGATGATATTTCCTCTATGGCGTATGCTTCTGCTCTTGTTTTATTCTCTTCGCTTGATTGAGATATTACAGATAGTGCGTTACTATCGCATACCTGCATAAAATCCTCTTCTGTTATGAACTTCATAGTTGTTAGTTTTTAGTTGTTAGAATTACCATGCACTTTTGGGCTTTGAGCGTCTGCCCATACGGGGAGTGAAAGCCATTGAACGCTCTTGCTTTTTGAGCATCCATATTGCCCCCTCCAAAGCATCGGGGGCATCATCGTGAGCCTTGCTGCCTCTTTGGAACATCAGTAGTTGCTCTTCAAGAACTTTCATTCCCGGTGCAGAGCGTTCTGCTTCGTTGAATATTACCTCTCCTCGTTGGAACAGAGGTTGCATAGCCTCAATACGGGCAAACTTTTCAGGTTTTTTACGAGCATCGCCTGTAATGGGTATCTGTTTGCCTGTTTCTGTTCCTGCTTTGTAAAACTCGTCCATCATAAGATCCTGAATGAAGTTACTCTCCATGTAATAGCGACATGGCGTATCACCCACATACTCCTCAATAGCGTAATGCCAACCTATCATCTCCGAGACCTTTGTTTGGTCAGCATACGCCTTGATGACGTGAAATGCTCCCTGTTTGGTTATACCCACAAGCATTGTAGCCTTAAAGTCGTTTTTGGTGCTGCTCTTAAAAGAGGGGTCGGTATATACGACAATACCTTTATACTCTCGTAGTGGCAGCATCTTGCCATATTGGATATATTTACGTTCAAAGATGGCTCCCTCCATAATGGGGTTGTTCATGTACTCCTTTTGGAAGCGTCGTTCGCCCATCTCGACACGCAAAGAACTAATTTCCTCAAGAGTATAGTTCTCTTTCCAAGTTGGAGAGCCTTTGGCGTTAAGAGCATTTACGCGAGTGTGGAAGAAGTGTGGACGCTCGGCAATCTCGGCAAGAATAGATGTTTGAGATATGCGGTTGCCAACAAGAACAAACCTGCCTCTACCCATTGCCATAGTACCAAGTAAAGCGGTCAAACACCAATCGACAGCCTCGCTTACGCGTCTTGGGTTGCGACACATCTCGTCATCGTCAATGTCGTCTATTGATATGTAATTAACCCTTATACCACGTTTTTTAATGCCTCGAGGAGATTGCCCGCGACCGAGAGCAATAAACATATCCCCTACTGATGTTACAAACTCTCCGTCTGTCCATAGTCCGTCAGTTTTTTGAGCCCCGAAATCATTAATGTAAAGTTCGTTGCCTGCCAACTCTGCCTGAAGATCGGACAATAGACGTTTAGCGGCATCTCCACTCTTTGATACGAGTACCATAACCATAGGTGTAGCCTCACGCTGTATTTTCAACCACATAGGTATCATCAGCGAGATATGCGAACTCTTTGCGTGTCCTCGCGCCCATTCAAATACACATCTTGCACGAGAGTTCTCTTTGATATACTCTGCCGCTTCTATTTGAAATTTGCCGCATTTGCTTGATGCAAGGTGCGGAAAATAGGTCTCAACGAAGTAGGCATAACTCTCTCTTGCCTTTGCTATGCGTTTTTGCTTCTCTGCCTCATTGCCTTTGGGTATAACGGAGGTTATGTTTTTAATCTCCTGCAAGTGCTGAAGATAACGCTCCATTGCCTGTTTGGCTTTTTTGTTTTCAGTCATAATTAAAGTTGTTAGTTGTTTGTTGTTAGTTGTTAGCGACATAGTTTCTAAAAACTGAAAACTAACAACTAAAAACTCATCTAATTAAGTTCATTTTCGGTTATGTGCTCGATATACCCGCGGTGCAGATTGGTTATGGTATCCACAAGTTCGGGGGTTAGATTTGAATCTGTTTTACTTCTCTCCACAATCCAGCGGTCAAGAGCAATGATTACATCTATCACCGTAGCCCTTGTTACTGTGTTCGCTATGCGTTCTGCCGCTTTCATAATCTTACACAGATTGTCGCTACACTTTGTAATACTGTCAATATCGGCATTACCACTTTCAATGTTTGAGATGATTAACTCGCTCATCTTTTTTGCTGCTTGCATCATCATATTTGCAAGTGTCAAAGTAGAGGTGTTTTGGTCTTGTCGCTGTTGTTCCCACCCCTCTTTGTTCGCCCATCGGCTTACTGTTACTTCGCTGGAACCGATTGTTTTTGCTATTGCCTTTTGACTTTCACCACTCATAAAGAGGCGAAAAGCATAACCCTTTCGGATTTCGATCTCTTTTTTTGTCATTGTATTTAGTTTTAGTTATTGGTTAGTTTTTAGTTTATAGCCTCAAAAACTATTATATCAATTGCAAAATTCTCTCTTAATACCTTAATAATAAAAAATATATATCAGGTTGGTGTATCTTTTTGCCCACCTATTGTGGAATATGCAATTTTGCTTTCGGAAACAACAAAAAACAGGAATAATGAACGAAGTAGTAATAAGCACATCGGCAGTCAATTCGTATGGCTTCCGAGTATTAACAGAGGGTATTGACACTTCGCAATATGAACGTAACCCTATATTGCTGTGGATGCACAATCGCCCTATGCGAGGGACAAAAGATGAGGTTTTACCTCTTGGAAGAGTTGAGAACTTACGTAAAGAGGGCGATAAACTTATCGGTTCTCTTGTATTCGATTCAGCCGATGATTTTGCCAAACAGATTGAGAGCAAATGGCAGAATGGTATAATTAAAATGGTATCGGCAGGATTGGAAGTTATAAGTACTGATGAGAGCCCCGAACTTATGTTGCCCGGTCAAACAGGAACGACCATAACCAAAAGTAAACTTAAAGAGGTATCTGTTGTGGACATTGGTGCTAACGATGAGGCTCTTGCCCTATATCACAAAGGAGAAATGTTGTTGCTAAATGATGGCAACCACAAAAACATAGATTTTCTAACAATTAAAAACAGTCAAACACAAATGAAAAAGATTGCAATTCAACTCGGTTTGGCAGAAGGTGCAACCGAGAGTGAGATTCTTGCTCAAGTAGTAGGAATACAAAACGAAAACAAAACACTAAAAGATGCGGCAGAAAAGGCACGCAAAGAGGCTATCGTAAATCTTGTGACAACAGCACAAGAGGCAGGGAAATTTGGAGCCGACAAAAAAGACCACTTTGTCAAGTTAGGTATGGAGGCAGGATTTGAGACTCTTAAAACAACATTGGAGTGTATGCACACACCCTCAAAACCCTCTGACTTTATCAATCCTAACAGTGGAGATAAGAAATGGGAGACATTGAGTGATGTACCCACAGAGGAACTTGCCAATCTTAAAGAGAACAACCCTCAAGAGTATGCACGCCTCTACCAAAAAGAGTATGGGATTGCTCTTTAATTGAATTAGTAAAACAACTTTTAAAAACATTTTAAAACCTTTTTGAACAATGAAAAGAATGAAATTTGTAAAAGCAATTTTGGCAACCCTATTAACTATGTTTATTGGTGCCGTTGCCGCAGTGATTATTGGAGTATCTCCCATATTGGGAAGTATCGGTTTTGTAGCAGCTTCTGTTGTTACCTCATTCATAGGTGGCGGAGTGGCCATGTCAGGTTTGTATCCCGAGATATGGACAGGTGAGATGATTAAGGCTTTCCGTAACTCTTTGGAGAGTTTAGGGTGGTATAAAAAGATTCGTGGAGTGGATAACTTGGTAGGCAAAAACAATACTCTTAATTTTGCCGATCTTGGAGGAGACCCTACCGTATTGATTAATAACACAACTTATCCGATAGGCGTTGAGACTCTCGAAGATGCAAATAAAGCCATAACACTTGATAAATACCAAACCAAAGCAACCAAGATAACTGATGATGAGTTGCGAGGAGTTGGTTATGATAAGTTCGGCAGCGTACTTGAGCGCCACCGCGAGGCTATTGATGCAAGTAAATATGCTAAAGCTATTCACGCACTTGCTCCTACTGACCACGCACAAAAACACCCTGTAATCCTTACCACAGGAGCAACAGCAACAGAGGGTGGTCGTAAAAAAATCACTCGTGCTGATATTCTTGCACTTAAAGCGAGTTTCGACAAATTGAAAGTTCCCGTACAAGGTCGTGTACTTGTATTATGTTCTGACCACGTGAACGACCTTTTGAGTGAGGATCAAAAATTTGCCGAGCAGTTCTATAACTACTCAACAGGTAAAATTGCCAACCTATATGGTTTTGAGGTGTATGAGTTTGCTGATGCTCCTTACTATACTGTATCAACCAAGAAAAAGGTTGCTTTCGGTACTTCAATCTCTGCAAACGACCGTTACGCATCTGTGGCATTCTATGCTCCTCGTGCAGTACGTGCCGATGGTGAGACTAAAACTTACCTTCAAGATGCAAAAACATCTCCAACAACTCAGGAGAATCTTGTAAACTTCCGTCACTATTCAATATGCTTGCCTCTTCGTAACGAGGCGATAGGTGCTATTGTTAGCGACATCGTAACAGCGTAAACCGTTTTGATTTGATTAGATAGTATGCGCGCGATAGATGAGATTATAGTTCACTGTACAGCAACTCCAGAGGGTAGAAATATATCTGTTGAGGATATAACCCGATGGCACATTGATAGAGGATTTACAACAATAGGCTATCATTATGTAGTGTTGCTTGACGGAACTATTGAGAGAGGACGCCCGGAGGAGCAAGCCGGTGCCCACTGTAAGGGTCATAACAGCCGAAGCATAGGAGTTGCCTATGTTGGTGGTTGCGACAAGGCAATGCGTCCAAAGGACACCCGCACAACTCCCCAACGCGCCTCTCTCCGTCATCTATTAAAAGAATTAAAGGCAAAGTACCCCAAAGCGACAATACATGGGCATAATGAATTTGCCAATAAGGTGTGCCCGTCGTTTGATGTTAAGAAAATGATTAAAGAGATATGGCCATGAACGATATAATACATTTGGTAATAGATGTCCTGCTTTCAGGCGGTGTACTTGTTTCATTGGTTACTCTTCGCTCAACATTGATGAAAAGCAAGAGCGAAGCTCGTAAAAGCAAAAACGAGGCAGATCAGGCAGGAGTAGAGACTGAAGAGAAGGCATCAAAATTGATAATGCAGTATATTGTCGAGCCTCTTAAAAGTGAAATCAATGGACTACGCAAAGATGTTCGCCGCCTTAACAGGGCTATTGACAAAGTCAAAGATTGTAAGTTTAATGATAATTGCCCTGTGCGTCGTGAGTTGCAGGACATACAAACCGCAAGTGATAACGACAAATGACAGTATCTCCATTAGGGAGATTGTCAGAGACAGCATAATAACCATTCCGCCCGACAGCGCCTGGCTTAAGGCTTGGCTCGAGTGTGATTCGTCAGGCAATGTGTTACTGCAACAATTGGAGCAAAGGAATGGAGAGAAGATTAAGGCGACCTACACGCTTGAGCGTGATACTTCGGGAGCAACAATATTGTATCTCTCATCTGTAATTGAGGCTCAACGTCTGGAACTCGAATTAAAAGAGAAAGAGATTGCCCGGCTTAAGACCAATACAGTGCTTGTTGAGGCACCGATACCTCCCTTCAAACGCTTTTTGATGTGGACAGGTGGCATTGCTTTAATTTTTGTAGGAGCATATATCTTTATAAAACTTCGCTAAAAACTAACAACTAAAACTATATAATATGTTACCAAGAGTAAAAATTAATTTTGAGAATGGAGCGTTAGGCTCTGTAGCACCTTCGGAAGATGGTGTGATAGGTTTGATTGTTACAGGCTATGCCGTAACTAAATTTTTCGAACTTGATAAACCTTACCTCTTGACTTCTTATGCCGACTTAATTAAGTTGAATATAACAAGTGAGGTGAATGATCCAAATAAACTAATTGATAAATGTGTAAGAGAGATATATGATGAAGCTCCTAATGGTACAAAAGTATGGCTGATGGGTGTATCTAATATAACTTCCCTTACTGATATGTGCGACAAAAATGGTATAGCAAAGGATCTGCTTATTACTGCTCGTGGAGCAATTAATATTCTTGTGATTAAGTGTGAGGCAGATGATACCATTGCCACAACTGCAGGTATTGACACTCTTTTACCTGATGCAATAAATAAGGCTCAGGCTCTTGTTGAATGGGCAACAACAGATTTATTTGCTCCTTGCATGGTATTACTTGAAGGCAGAGGTTATGCAGGCAATGCTTCGCAACTTGCTCCATTGAGTGAGAGAGGAGACAACAGAGTTGCTGTTGTTATAGGAGATAGTGAGGCTGACAGCAAAGGTGCTGCGGTTGGATTGCTTGCAGGTCGTTTGGCTGCCATTCCCGTACAACGCAGTTGTGCAAGAGTTAAAGATGGTGCTATTGCATCTACTGAGATGTATATTGCAGGAGTACTCGCAGAGAACGGAGATCCCGATATTATCCACGATAAGGGTTACATTGTCCCTCGTACATTCGTAGGCAAGGCAGGGTATTTTTGGAGTGATGACAAACTTGCCACCGCTGCAACAGATGACTATGCTTTAATTCCTCGCAGAAGGGTTATAGATAAGGCATACCGTATTGCTTACCAAACTTTGACAAACGAGCTTAACGATGAGATACCTGTAACAAGCGAGGGTAAAATTCCTTTGACTATCTGTAAATCTATTCAGGATAAGGTAGAGACTGCCATTATCTCTACTATGGGTGCAGATGGCAACCTTGGCAGCGATCCGTCAGATGCTAATGATACTGGTGTGGTTTGTTACATCGACCCCGACCAAAATATCGTAGCAGAATCAAAATATGAAGTATCGTTGAAGATTCGTCCTTTCGGCTATGCTAAATATATTGATGTTAAACTCGGATTTCAAACTACAAATCAATAATAAATTAAAAAAGTAAAGAGATATGTTTGACTCAAGACAATATGATTGGAGTGATATTACCGTAGTTCTCGGCGGTAAAGACCTAACAGGTATCAGAGGTATTAAATATACCGAGAAACAAGAGAAAGAGGTTATCTATGGCAAAGGTGCTATGCCTATGAGCATACAAAAAGGTAATCGCTCAATTGAGGGAGAGATAACCCTATTGCAAAGCGAATTAGAGGTGCTTATCCTTAACTCTCCTACACGCTCTATTTTGGACCTACAAGTAAATGCGGTTGTAAACTACGGTAATCCTACATCAGGAGATGTGCCTATTACCGACATTATACAAGGTATTCAATTTACCGAAGAGCCAAAAGAGATGAAGCAAGGAGATAAGTTTATGGAGGTAACTCTGCCATTTATCGCTCTTCGCAAAAAAAATATGATTGCTTAATCTAAATTAGGAATTAGGAATGAGGAATTAGGATCTGATTCCTTATTCCTAACATTAAATGACTTATTAAATAACACTTAAACAGTAATTAAAATGGAAAAAGTAACTCAAGAACAAATTAACGAATGGAAAGCCAAACATGGCGAGATTGTCAAAATAACAGTTAAAGATGAGGTAAACGGCGATAAGGTTTGCTATCTGCATAAACCTACTCGCAAAACATTAAGTTATGCCTCTGTTGCAGGTAAAAACGACGCATTAAAATTTAATGAGATTGTATTGCGTGATTGCTGGTTGGCAGGAGACGAAGAGATAAAAACCGACGATACATTGTTTATCAGTGCCTCGGCTAAACTTGCCGACCTTATAGAAGTTAAGGAGGCAGAACTGGAAAAGTTGTAGAGGCTGCCGAGGTTAATCCTAAGGATATGTTGCGTATAGTTAACGCTCAATTGCGTTACTATATGCACATTCCAAACCCTGACAGCCTTTCAGATGAGGAGTGGGCAGCTCGTTTTAGAGAGTTGGAATTTATCAGAAGAGAAGAAGCAAAGGCGAATAGGGGTTAATTCCAAAAGTCCCAACGATTTAATGGTGCTGGGAAATGAATCCAAGTTAGGTCGTCTTTGAATTTATATCTTTTTTTATTCATAGCCCTTTTTGCTTTTTCCTCCTTTTGCTTTTCTTTATTAAGTTGAACTTTGTGGTCAAGTTCTTCTTTACTCATTTTACCTGTAGCAAGAAGATAACCATTATAGATAAAAGCAACAACAAAAATAGTAATGTATAATGCTATTATACCTACAATAATCCAGAATATGGTTGTTATAACTATCATACTGCAAATATAACAAAAAGATTTAAATAATAAAATATTATGGACAAAACTTTAGAATTTACAATAAATCTTGCGGGAAATGTCTACACTGGGATAGCATCGCTTGACTCAGCGATGAAAAAACTAAACATTACTTCCGAACATACAACATCTTTGTTTAATAAGATTGGAAGTAAAGCAATTAGTTTAGATGCTATGATGAATATTGCTCGTACTGCCATTGATAAAGTTTCAGGAGCCATAGGTAAGATAGTTGATGTAGGAAGTGAGACAGAGCTTCAGAAGTTGGATATGACAACCTTGATGAAAGGTAATGAAGCTGCAGCAGATGCCCTATTTAAAAAGATTGCTAAATATGGCAAAGATACAGTATATGATAAGACTTCTCTCCTTGATGCACAAAAAACAATGATGCAATTTGGCATTGAGGGAGAGAGTGCTTTTTCGATGCTAAAAAAGATAGGAGACATCTCTATGGGTGATGCCAATAAGATGCAATCTCTATCTCTTGCTTTTGCCCAAACATCAAGTACAGGTAAACTGACGGGGCAGGACCTTATGCAGATGATTAATGCAGGTTTTAACCCTTTGTCTGTTATAAGCGAAAAGACAGGTAAGAGTATGACAACTCTTAAAGATGAGATGAGCAAAGGTGCAATATCTGCCGAAATGGTGGCTCAAGCATTCTCATGGGCAACCGAAGAGGGAGGACTATTCTATCAGGGAGCAGAAAAGGCAGGTAATTCAACATCTGGGCGAATAAATCAACTCAAAGATACATTCGATGAGTTTCTGGTGTCTGTATTTAATAAACTTCAACCTCTTATTGATACCTGTGTTGAATTTGCCACTGGTTTTCTTGAATCTATTCCCGGCATACTTACAAGTATAGGTTCTGCTTTTTCGGGTATATGGGATTTCCTAACTGAATTTGCACCAATTCTTATAGGTATAGCAGCAGCAATTACAATATTAACTATTGCCTGTAATTTGCAAACCGCTTCCCTTATGCTTCAAGAGGTTTGGCTGAATATACTTATAGCAAAAGAGATGGTTTGGAATACCATTACAAAAGTTTGTGCAGCTACCCAAGCAATATGGAATGCAGTAATGAAAGCTAATCCAATTGCCCTAATTATATCTGGAATTGTCATTCTTATTGGAGTAATTACTTGGCTATGCTCTAAAATAACAGGTTGGGGAAGTTTGTGGGATGGAGTCTGGGGATTTATAAAAAACGGATTCTTTGCTTATGTGACAAGCATAAAGTTGCAGTGGACAACAATGATAAACGGGCTTATGATGGGTCTTGACGCTATAAAACTTGGTTGGTATAAATTCAAAGAAGCTTGCGGACTTGGAGACAGTACCGAGAACCAGGCAATGATAAACCAAATTAACGGAGATATAGATGCCAGAAAAAAAGCAATCGCAGATGGAGCAAAAGAGGTTGCTGATTATGCTCTAAAAGCAAAGGACTCTCTCGCTAATATAGAGATGGGGTGGAAAGGTAAAGAAGAGACCGAAGAGAAACAGGAGACTCTTGGCACTAATGATCAATTGCAGAATCTTGTTACAAATGGTAATGGTACAGATGGTACTAAACCAAGCACTACTCAAAATAGTTCGGCAAATGTATCTTCGGGCGGAACACGTAACACCCAGATAACTATCAATCTTGGTAAGATGATAGAGAATATCGTGTTTAATGGTGGATATGCAGAAAATAAGCAAGCAATGACTCGCGAGATTGAAGAGGCTGTTGCCCGTATATTATATATGGCAACAACCACTGCTTAATGTTTTATTGTATTATCGGAATAATCATTTTTGTTGAGATACTGTGCATTATCGTTGGATGGAACTGCAGTACCTGATGTACCGAATGACGGGACTGAGTGTGTATGACTATTATATGAGTTTATAAGATTGTTTAAAACATCTATAACCTTATTTATTTTATCCGTTAATTCATCTATATTGATTATAGCTCCATTTTCGCCTCCGTTGATAATCAGACTATCTATTTTAGGCATCTCCAACTCTGCTATTTGTGTATATGCAACAACAACCATTTGGCGGAGAGTTCCACCCGACAAGTCTGCCATAAGCACCTTACTGCCTATTTTGGGTTTAATCTTTATATTGTTGCTATCTCCGTCATCAGTGGCAATGCATAATACATCGGTAAGGGTTAAGGTCTCGTTTATCTTGACAGAACAGGTTGTGCCGTTTGCCTCTGTTACCTCTCCAACTACATAGCAATCGTCATTGATGTTGCGCCCTGCTATGCTCTGTATGCTCTCTTTTATTCTGCTTAAGTTATTCATATTATGACAATCTTTTGCCGAGAGATATTTTTCGTTTACCTCCCGATGGTGAATACTCAATATCTACTGCAGTTACATAATAGGTGCCGTTCTTAAACTCCTCTTCGGGGTCTATAAGTTCTACCTTATATCCTGTATCGCAGAAAGGTACAAGCCAACCTGTAAAACTGCCTTCGTAGCCTGTGTAAATATTTAAATTTAAAGTCTCCTTTGCTACTATTTTTAAACTTTCGTTATTGCTAATAAAAGGTAGTTTTTTTGTTATCTTATCCCCTCCTGGTGCACCCTCTATAACTTTAATCTCTTTGCCTGCACTATCTTTGGCTGTTACTTCTACAAGTAATTTGCGTTCATCTTCTCTTTTATATATTAGGTCTAATCCGTCAGCATCAATATTCTTTGAGAAGTCATATTTGGCTCGACCAAAATCTCCATAGAATTGAGGGTATATACATAATGTTTTATCCTTAATAAAAATATTTGGTTTTGCTTCGTCCTGAATCTTCTTTAAAACATCGTATGCCGTTGCTTTATGAATGGTGAATTTGTCGTAAGAGAAATCATATTTGCAATCGACACTTAATGAGATATTATGTTGCTTGACAACAGCAGCTACACACTTTTTTAGAAGTTGCTCTACCGTAGGAGATTTTATCTCCTCGTCATTCATGGGAACACGAAAGAGGTATATATCATCTTCACACTCTATTTTGACACCCTCCGATGTTGTTTGAACGCTCTTTAAATATCCTTTAAACTCTGTTTTAAGGTTGTCATCACTGTTATAACCGAGTTGTATATGTACGCTATCGCCAACCTTTAATTGCTTAATATCTTTAAGAGGCTTGTTATATATCGTTGCGGGCATTGATATTGTGGCAGTGTCGCATAGGTTCTCGACACTTTTGCGTATCTCCACCTTGTCAAGGCGGCGGATATGTATATTGCCTATTCTTATATCGTGTATCAATTTCAGCATAGAATTAAACTTTATTTTGTTATATTTGTCTTAATAAAAAAATTAATCAATTATGAAAAGATTATTACTTATTCTTTCAATTTTCACCTCTTTATCATTATTTGCAAAAGGTAAATTTGTTTATTTACCTGATGGGAATGCTGTATATATAGATGGCGAAGAGATATATCCCATGGCAGCCAAAGTAAAGATTGTAGAATCATTCCCTGATTTAAAGGTTCAGGTGGTAAACTCATTCCCTGACGTAAAGATTAAGATAATCAATGAACGTCCCGACAGAGGTTGCGAATGGCAGATTGTAGAATCTTTCCCAGACTATAAAATACAATTCGTTGAGTCATTCCCAGATATAAAAGTTCAATTTGTAAACTCATTCCCGGGAGTACCTCACCCCTCCAATAAATAGGAGGGGTCATCGGCGTATGCGTTAAATGAGAATGTTTGATTTTCCATTCCTTTGGTAAATGGGAAATTGTAATCCTCTATGGCTATATGGTTAATCTTATAAGCCTTGTTTAGTATCTCGTTTACAATCTTAACGCTGCCGGAATATTCCAATACCTCACGCAAATTGGCAATATATTGGTTTAACTCGTTTGCATCATTGGCAAGTATTACCCCTGCTACTGATATTCTGTAATCATCTTTGCTCCAAAACTCTTTTATAGAGGTTGATGTTCTGCCTTTTGCTACATATCGGCGAGTGATAATATTTTTACAACTTACAGATATAACGGGGTCAAATGGTAGGTAAAAGTCATTGCCTTCCACACTTAAAACTGTCGGGCATTGAAACATATAATCTCCCGCCTCAAACCCTGTACTTTGCGTAATTTCTCCATTCGCTTTAGGCACTACGGGATTCCACTTTACAGGGATAACAGGAGGCATTGCCAATCCCAAAGCATTTTGAGCCATTACGGCAAAGTTTGTTTTATCTTGAACAAACCTGATGGGCGTTGTTACCGCTTGATATATATCTTGTTTTTCCATGACCTAACTTATTATAAAATTAATTCCTATTCCCATATAACCGATACCTCCGTTATCCTCATCGATTGGGGAGAGTAATCTGTTGCTAATATCTGTTGCGGGACTTATTTTGCTTGTTTTGTAGTGATTTGTAATGCTCTTATTTGCGATAATGCTATCGGGTAATACAATTTCTCCATCTGCTACATCAAAAGGTAATTTGTTGTTTGCCTGTGCAATGTCGAAAGCATACTCGGCAGAGCCGTATTGCTCAAGTGCAATATCGTAATAGGTTTGTCGTGATTTAACTTTCATAGCCTCCTGTTATGTTAATGGTGTTATTGTTTATTGCCAACTCTTTTACTTTTATTCCATCAATGGCCAACCCCTCTACTATACGCCACTGCCAATCAAGCATATTGTCATCATTAACCATATCCGATATCCCTATGCCGAGTAATGGATGTTCCTTACTTTCGCCCTGTTGCAGAGCCAAAAGTAACATCTCGTTTTGCTCTAAGGTGTCGCCTATCTCTATTCCTGATGCCCCAACTTGTATGAAGCCATAAGCATTAATTGTAATACCTGTACGTTTCATTGAAAATTAATTTTACTCTGCAAAATTCTCTATTAATACATTAATTATAAAAAATATATATCAGGTTGGTAGAACTTTTTGCAGAGCAGACGCAAACAATGCAATTTTGCCAACGAAATAGAGTTGCTAACAACTAAAAACTTAATAAAATGGCAAGAACAATAGACCAAATTAAAGAGAGTATTACAAGCGAATATCTCGCCCAACGAGAGGTGCAAATAAAGTATGGCATCACTCCCGGTACAAAATGGGAAGATGCCTTCTCGAAAGTCTCAATTGAAAACATTATTTTCTATGTAGTGGCTTCGGCTCTCTATGTCGTTGAGAGATTATTAGATACTCACATAGATAAAGTTAATGCTATGCTCGATGAGCGTATGCCTCACACCCTGCGTTGGTATAGAGATAAAACAATGGCTTTTATCTATGGTGCTCCACTTATAACCGATAGCGACAAATTCGATACTTCAAATTGGAGTGAGCAAGATATTGAAAATGGCAAAGTTGTAAAATTTGCTTCTGCTACGGAAAACCCCCAAACTTCGCAGATAGATATAAAAGTTGCAACAGAAGGTAATACCGGGCGTGAACCGCTCAGTTCTGAACAATGCTCTAAACTTGCTACCTACCTTAACCGCATAAAAGATGCAGGCGTTGCAATAAATATAATCAACAAAAAGCCTTCAGAGATAAGCGTTAAATTAGATGTAACTTATGATGGTTTACTTGATGAAGAAAATGTAAAAGCTGAAATAGAAACAGCCGTAAAAGATTATGTGGAGAACCTGCCTTTTAATGGAGAATACACAAACTCGGGATTGGTTGATGCAGTGCAGTCTGTGATTGGAGTGATAGACTGCACTGCATCTGCCTCAGAAATAAAAGATGGCGGTACAGCTCCTATATCTGCCCGTAATACTCCTGCCGCAGGGTATTATAAATGTATAACCCCAACAATCTCAACGCTCGCACGATGAAAGATAAATATTTACGCATAATGCTTATTCTAACCCCTGCCATACTTCGACGAGGCATACTTATATGTATTTATAGGGCAATAGCCGAAGCAATAAAAGGCTTACATGAAAGATATGAAAATTTCAAAGCGGATGTTGAATTAAAGTTGAGTTATTCCGGGCAAGTATATTCTCTCGTAAAATTGATAAAGGATAAAACCTCTATACTCTGCGAGATTATAGATATGAACGAAAGTAAAGCTATACTCTTGTATCGAGAGAATGATAACGGAGAGGTTGAGCAGGTTATACTTACCGAAAAAGATGCTGAGTATTTAATCTATAAAGAGGGGGTGTCGGAATTAGTAGGTAATGGTTTTGCTGTAATAATATCCAAATCAGACTCTGAATATGTAAATAAAGTGTGTGAATTGATAGACAAATACAAATTAGCAGGTAAACGGTATAAAGTAATATATAAAGATTAATACAATGAGGACAGTTGGAAATTTTTTAAGTAAAGAGAGTTATCCGCTCGATAGCAATACTCTTGCAAGATTACAAGATAACGATACATTGCTTGCAATGCTCGGTGCCATTGCCGGGGATAAAATAATATTGGCTGGCGGGGAGATTTCGGATAATACTCATGGTACAGGCTATGCATATATTAAAACTGACGCTTACCCCAATGGTGAGGTATTACAGTTTGAAGCAGGGCAAAACGATGGCTTTTTAAAGGTTGAAGCCGTAAATGAAAGCGTAATAGCCGTAGGCGAAAGTGGAACAGAACAAGCAGTATATGAAGCAGCATATACCGAGAGGAAACTTGTTGTATGTTCTGAGGGAGATGACGGTGCTATTCCTTGGGATGACTTCACCCCGCTTATGGGAAAAACTAATGTAGAACTTAAGCAGGCATTGGATAACGCATTACGCCAAATAGCCCTATTAAACAATCCTGTCGGTGGTATAATTATATGGCCGGGCGGAGATGGCAGTGACATACCTGACGGTTATTTGCTATGCAATGGCGCAGAATATAAGCAATCAGATTATCCCTCTCTATATGACGTAATCGGCACTGCTTACAATTCTGCATCTGATTATTTAAATCAAACCCAAACCACCCAATCCGGATACTTCAGAGTTCCTGACCTCAGAGGTCGTTTTATTGTGGGGCAACTTCCGGGAGATGAGAGTTCCGAAGGGAACTTCGCCAATAAAGGTGCTACCGGTGGTGAAAAGGAGCATACACTTACAGTAGAGGAGATGCCGAGCCATACGCACCGATTCTCATATTATGGGCATCAAAATGGGAATAATAAAATCGATCATGGTAATGATTATACTCTTGATGGTTGGCTTACGGGGAATACAGGCTCTGTTGGAGGGGATCAATCCCATAATAATTTACCTCCATATTATGTGTTAAGTTATATCATTAAAGCAAGATAATTATGACCAAAGCAGAATTAAAACAGAAATTCAGGGCTGGGCAATATCCGACAGAAAATGATTTTGCGGAGTTAATAGATATGATTCTAACCCCAACTGCTGAAATACCTCAAAAGAATATTATAGGACTATTATCTGCTCTTCAAGGGAAATATAACAAAGAGCGAGGAGAGAGTTTAGAAGCATCAATTGAAAATTTGGTAAATAACCTTAATGCCGAGATAACCCGAGCGAAACAAGTTGAGTCTGAGAAAGCTAATAGCGCAGACATCATAAATAGTCTGTTCAAAGGCACTTTATATCTAAACAACAATAGTGATGCTATATATAAAGATGCGGCACTTACAGATATAGATAATCAACATGATGCAGATAGCGCTGGTATTTGGATTATTCGAGGCAACTCTGTTGTCGGTATCATGTCAAGAGGATGGAATGAAGCAACCATATACCCTCATAATGCTCGTTATTTAATACATTGGGTATGGAGTGAAGAGCGAGGCCAATGGGTGAGATCTGAAATTGCAAAATCTTATACTATTACCGAAGCAGAACGCAATAAATGGAACAATGTTATAACAAATCTCTCTACCGAGACCACGCGAGCTCAAAATGCAGAATCCGCTTTGCAAAAGAGTATCAATGCCGAAAAGTCGCGAGCCGAAGAGGCAGAAGCAACACTATCATCATCAATAAAAGGTGTTGCAGATAATGCGACAGAAACCTTTGCCACTAAAACTGCATTAAGCGAAGAGAACAAACGTGCCGTTGGTGCAGAACAGATATTACAAAAGGCAATTACCGCCGAGACCACGCGAGCTCAAAATGCAGAGACAGCATTGCGAAATAATATAGATAAAGAGAAGACAAGAGCCACACAGGCAGAGAATGCATTGGCTCAAAGTATAGAAACTGTTGCAGAGTCAGCATTAGAAACCTTTGCGACAAAAGAACAACTAACAGCAGAGAATAAGCGTGCAACAGAGGTAGAACAAACATTGCAAAAGAATATCACAGCCGAAACCACGCGAGCCCAGAATGCAGAGACAGCATTACAAGGAGAGGTTGACTCCCTAAAAATCGGTTCTATTAACACTATGCAAGAGGGAGCACAGGTAGTAACAGATGCAACAAGTGGAAAGTTTGGATTATTACTTACTTCAAGAGCAGGGAACATCGATAATTGGAGACAACGCTTAATAACATTTACAGGGATATTAGAGCGTCGTTGGGATAGGACAATAGGGAATATGGGAGGTAATTGGAGTCCTATATGGAATACCGTTCTTGAATGGGATAAAATAACCACTTTTGGATCTGATGTAAGCAATAATACTCTTACACTTACAGGTAGTAATATGGCAGATGATACAACAGCTATCATTATGCAACAAGCAACAGTATATAATAACACTTTAATTTTATAAATATGGGTAATATAACAAAAATTAATGTCGCAGGGCAAACTTACGACATACAAGATGAGAGAGTTAAACAAATCATTGCAGACATTGAAACAATCAATGGGAAAATAACAGGTTTGGCAACATTAAATGATATATCAGACGCTGATTCTTTATCAGTACTATATTCGAGTTGCATATACAACATAAAAGGCAAAGCCTTATTGATATTTGAAAATTCAGGTGCTGCTATCGGGACAATGAAACAAACTCTAATTCAAGGAGGGAAGGTGTTATATCGATACAATATCAAACAAGCAGCAACCTCTATGGACTCTACCTATTGGAGTGAGTGGCAAGAGAATTCTGTTAAGACAATTGAATGGGAAGAAAACTCCAATATGAATAATTTTAAAGATAGTGGTATATATGTATGCGAAAATGGTATTAGAACCAATACTGCAGACAATTTGCCAATAGCCAACAGTGGAAGTGCTCATAACTTCTCATTTGTGTTACAAGTTGCAGCGAGCAATGATGTAGAGCATCCAGCTGTAGGTCAAACTTTATATTTAACCAATAGATATGGTGGTGAAACAAAACAGTACATACGAACATACATATTAGAAGGCTGGACAGGATGGCGTGAGGTAACAGGGACGCTAACTCTTGGTAACGGAGGTATGGTTGATGAAGAAACTCTTAATTCTACAACCGAATGGGGAGACTACAATGGTGTGTTGTTCGATGTCGCTTGGATGAAAGATAAAAGTATTGTGTTGAGTAATATTGCTAATGCCTTAACGGCCTTAAGCGGAGCATCAACCGTAAGTAGTGAAGAGGTGAGAAAATCCCTTAATCATATATACGATACAGGTAATGGTGATGGAGCAGGAGCTTTTAGAAGCAACCTCTTTGGATGTTTATTCAAAATGAGAGTTTATGATAATTCAAATGTATTATCAGGGATAGATACATATTTTGGAGAGGTGGCAACTCAGTTGAGACAATATGTTGGCAGACGTGTAGTACAAGAAATAGATGTTATACCGTTTACCATTCTGCCTATGGAAATGGCAATGTACTGGGGTTATCAACCACGAACAATAAGACGTTTTGGAATATATCAAACTGACGGTTCTGTAAAATGGAGTAACTTCTATGAAGCAGACGGAAGTGAAAGTATTTTACAGATAGAAATGACCAAATTTACTTACAGATAATTTATGGTTATGGGGGAATAAAAAAAGCCCCCAACCTAAAATGTACTCTCACCTACATTTAATAACGACGCTATAAAAGCACGGTCGGGGGGCAATAACCTTTTGACTGCTTTTATAGCGTTATTTTTTTATGTGTGTAGGTGAGATGTACAAAAGTAAATAAATTAGGTGTTATGACAATATATGAAGTGTTAAAATTATATAGAGGGTCGTTAAATATACTTTATGAGATTGGAGTGAACCCTGAAGACTATCGATATATAGATATGTATGAGGAGTATGTAAGATTACGCAATCGAGGTGAGAAAACAACCTATATAGTCGCTGAATTGAGCTCTAAATACGATGTAAGTGAACGGAATATATATGCCGTTATCTCGCGGTTTAAATCCGACTGCAAGCCTTTTGCAGTTGAATGATTAGACAATATTATATAGGTAGTAGAATCGCAATCTATTTTTGCGGTATGAAACAACGAAATAAATACTATGCAATAATATCAAGGATATTGGCATATGGTAATAAACAACGCAACAAGAAAGGTGATATAATATATCTGCTTAATGAAGTATTAACTCTAACTCCAGCTGATCTGCTCGAGATATTTGAGGGACACAATCTCGCTCGTAAGAAATTAAGAAATGAGTTGCAACTATTCATGGCTGGTGAACGAGAAATTGAAAAATACAGGGAGTGTGGTATTAACTGGTAGGACTACTGTGGCTCTATTCTTATCAATAGTTATCCAACCTATTTTGAAAAGTTACCGCCACTGATAGAGAAGATAAATAAGGAACAACGCAACAGCAAGAATTATGTATTGTTCCTTGGGGCAACAGGAGAAGAGACGAACCAAGCCCCCTGCTTGAGTCTTGTGCAATTCCAAATAGATAATGGAGAACTTGTCATCAGTGCATATCAACGCAGCTCTGATGCCAATCTCGGACTTCCTGCAGATATTTACCACCTCTATTTGATTAGCAGACAAATTAATCTGCCACTAAAAAGCATTACGCTATTTCTCGGCAATGTTCATATCTACAACAATAATATAGAGGCTTCAAAAAGTCTTATAGAGGGTAATAACAATATAAAATTTGAACTCAATGTGTAAGAAGGTGTACAACTCTGCTCCTTTGCCTTTTATGGGGCAGAAACGAAGATTTGTCAAAGACTTCAAAAAGGTCTTGAAATCAACATCAGGAATAACAACAATTGTAGATTTGTTTGGTGGCAGTGGTTTACTATCTCACGTAGCAAAAAGTGTTCTACCACATATAAGAGTTGTTTACAACGATTATGACGGCTATTCTGAAAGGATTAATAATATTGCCACCACAAATAAAATAATTGCGAAAATACGTCAATTATTAAAGTCTGTGCCAACAGACAAAAAAGTTCCAGAAAATATAAGAGTAGAAATCTTGAAATTGCTTGAAGCGTATGATAAAGCAGGATATGTTGATTATCTCACAATAGGCTCATCAATTCTATTTAGTGGCAAATGGGTAAACTCATTAGCGGAATTAAGCAAACAAACGATGTATAACTGTTGCAGAACAACAGATTATTGTGCTGACGGATATTTAGAAGGCTTGGAAATAGTATGCAAGGACTATAAAGAGTTATTCAAGGAGTATAGGGATAATAAAGAGGTCTTATTCCTTGTTGATCCTCCTTACCTCTCAACAGAAGTTGGAGCTTACAAGTGCTATTGGAAATTGAGCGATTATCTTGATGTATTAAATGTTATAGAGAAAAGCAAATATATCTACTTTACGAGCAATAAATCTCAAGTAATAGAATTGTGCCAATGGATAGCTAAAAATCCCGATTTTGGAGACCCATTTAACGGAGCAGAGATTCACACTCAAACCTCTAATATCAACTATCAATCAGGTTATGTAGATATAATGCTTGTCAAAAAATGACATTCAAAACAAATTTAAAAGGTGTTTAATTGAGATTTAAGCCTCATTTAAACACCTTTTTTATTATCTTTGTCCGAGCGAAAAAATGTACAATTCAATTTAAAAAGTTGTACAATTCGTTTTTGCGATTATATATGCATGTAATTTATCTATGAATGTATGAAATAGAGCATACAAACAAAAAAGAGGCTATGTCAAAACGACACAGCCTCTTTGCTATCTATTAATATTAGTTTCTAACAACTAAGGTGCGAAGCACCGTACAACTAAAAACTAACAACTTTTTTATTTCTCATCTTTTCGAGGTGCACGTGGAGCACGAGGTGCTCTTTGTGGACGCTCCTCCCAACCTTCGGGTTTGGGTTGAAGTGCTTTCATTGACAAACGGAATTTACCTGTTTTCTTATCTATCTCAACAAGTTTAACAGTTACTTCGTCACCCTCTTTGATGCCCGACTCTTCCATTGTCTCCAAGCGTTTGTACGCAATCTCAGAGATGTGTAACAATCCGTCTTTTCCGGGCATAAACTCAACAAATGCACCAAATGCAAGTATTGATTTTACTTTTCCTGTATAGGTCTCGCCCTCCTCAGGTATTGCTACTATTCCTTTAATGCGAGCAAGTGCTGCATCAATTGCATCGCGGTTTGATGCTGCAATCTCAACACATCCGCCCTCTTCTACCTCTTCAATTGTAACAACTGCACCAGACTCCTCTTGTATGCCTTGTATTATCTTACCACCGGGGCCGATAACTGCACCTATCATATCTTTTGGTATAAGAAGTGTCTCAATGCGTGGTGCGTGAGGTTTGAAGTCCTCGCGTGGCTCAGGTATTGTATCAAGAATCTTGCCAAGAATGTGCATACGTCCGTCATGTGCTTGCATCAAGGCTTTCTCAAGAATTTCGTATGGTAGTCCGTCAACTTTGATATCCATTTGTGTTGCAGTGATACCATCTTTTGTACCTGTCACCTTAAAGTCCATATCTCCCAAGTGGTCCTCATCACCAAGAATATCTGAAAGGACTGCATATTTTTGGTTGTCAGTAATCAATCCCATTGCAATTCCTGATACTGGTTTTTTGATTTTCACACCAGCATCCATCAATGCAAGTGTTCCAGCACATACGGTTGCCATTGATGACGATCCGTTTGACTCAAGGATGTCTGATACTACACGAACTGTGTATGGGTAGTCGGCAGGAATCATCCCTTTTAATGCACGACATGCCAAGTTTCCGTGTCCTACCTCACGGCGACCTACACCGCGTGAAGCTTTAGCCTCTCCTGTTGAGAATGGAGGGAAGTTATAGTGTAACAAGAAGCGTTGGTGTGATTGATCAAGAACATCATCAACTATCTTCTCATCAAGTTTTGTTCCAAGTGTAACTGTTGTTAATGATTGAGTTTCACCGCGAGTAAAGACTGCTGATCCGTGAGGTCCTGGAAGGTAATCTACCTCGCACCAGATAGGTCGGATTTGTGTTGTCTCACGTCCGTCAAGACGTTTTCCTTCATCAAGGATACAACGGCGCATTGCCTCTTTCTCTACATCGTGGTAGTAGCGTTTTACCAACGACTCTTTCTCGGCACGCTCCTCTTCGGTCATTGCCTCCAAGTACTCGTTTACAACAGCCTCAAATGCCTCGCCACGTGCGTGTTTGTTTGCGTTTCCTGATGCTGCAATAGCGTATGCTTTGTCATAACATTTCTCGCGAACATCTTTGCGAAGTTCCTCATCATTTACCTCGTGGCAATATGTACGTTTTACTGTTGTTCCGCACATCTCAGACAACTCTAATTGTGCTTGACATTGTACTTTTATTGCATCGTGAGCAAATTTAAGAGCATTCAAAAGGTCTAACTCTGAAACCTCATCCATCTCTCCCTCAACCATCATAATGTTCTCCATGGTAGCACCCACCATCAAGTCCATATCTGCTTTTGCCAACTCATCGTATGTTGGGTTAATTTTGAACTCTCCGCCGATACGTGCAACACGAACTTCTGAGATTGGTCCGTTGAATGGTATATCTGATACTGCAAGTGCAGCAGATGCTGCTAATCCTGCAAGAGCATCGGGTATATCTTTTCCGTCAGCCGAGAACATTACAATATTCACATAAACCTCAGCGTGGTAATCATCGGGGAATAGTGGACGTAATGCACGGTCAACAAGACGCGATGTTAATATCTCATAATCTGACGCTCTTCCCTCACGTTTTGTAAAACCTCCTGGGAAACGTCCGATTGACGCAAATTTCTCTTTATACTCTACTTGCAAAGGCATAAAATCTACACCCTCATTTGCATCTTTGGCAGCACACACTGTTGCCAAAAGCATGGTATTTCCCATGCGAACCTCAACAGCTCCGTCAGCTTGTTTTGCCAACTTTCCTGTTTCGATGGTGATTACTCGTCCATCACCTAAATCGATTGTCTTCTTAATCGGATTAATCATAATTTCTTTACTTTTTCCAAAATTTGAACAAAGATAACCAAATTTATTTGTTAAATGAAGTTTGGAAGGACTTTTTTTAATAAAGTTATACTGCAAACTTTTTATTGCAAACTTTTTATTTATACTTACTATCTCGACAAAAAGCATCTCTATCTAAAAAATAAAAGGGAACTCCCGCTCCCTTTTATCCTATTTTATAGATTTTCAAGATTATTGATTCTTTGGTATAAGAACATATCCTCTGTCTGTTCCATAATGTTGACTTCCGTCTTTTTTATACAATATGGTTATTCTATGATGACCTCCATCAATATTTGTAAATTCAACTAAGTCATATCCATCTATTGAAGTATTGGATGATTGTCTTCCTGAAGTTGTATGTTTAACAGATGATGACGATGAACTTGTACTTGAAATAGACCTATCAAGTTGACTTACCATAACATAATCATAAGTTGATTCAGCGTTACTTCTTACATAAATTTGGAAAGTTTCGTAACCCTCTATGTCGATATACATATATGCTGATGCATTATCTATCTGATAGTTACTATAACTTTCATACACCCCATCATATTCTGAATAATTAGGATTTGATATTGAAGATAATCTCCATTGATTATTAAGGAGTACCGAATAAGTTCCTTTATTTTCTTTAAACTTAGCTGTAAGTTTTAAATCCTTATCTACTTCAAATATATATTCTAATTGCTTTGACACTCTTATAGTTCCATCATACCAACCATCAAATACGTATCCTTCTTCTGCTTCTGCTTTAAATATAACATACTCTCCTTGTGGAATAATTTGTTCATTAGTAGAGCCATTTAATGTAGCACTTCCTCCTACTGAACTCTCTACCGAGATTTTAAATGTAGGTTTAAATTTGGCAGTCATAAATATATTTTCTTCTACTTTGACCTTATACTCCAAGTCACCAGAAACATAATATCCATTATTATACCATCCTGCGAATACGTAACCTTCGCTCGCTTTTGCTTTAAATGTAGCAAACTCTCCTTCTACGATAATTTGCTCATCACTAGAGTTATTTACGGTTGCTGTTCCACCTCTAATTGGATCTACTACAACTTCAACCTCAAATAAACGTTTAAATTTAGCTGTAAACGATAAGTCAGTGGTTAGATTTTGGAATGTATATGTTAATTCGCTTGACAACTTATAAGAGCCATTATACCAACCATCAAATACGTATCCATCATTTACCTCTACCTTAAATGTTGCTGAAGCTCCTTCTTTAACTTGAATTGATTTTGAACTAATCTCATTAATAGTTACTTGTCCACCTGATGACCAATTTGATTTTATGCTAACATTATATAGAGGCAAGAACTTAGCCTGAATGTAATCTATATCTTTATCAACATTATTAATGGTGTATGATAACTCAGTTGATAATTTTTCAGTTCCTTTATACCAACCTTCAAACACATATCCATTGTTAGGCTCAGAGACTAATACTACGTCTTCACCTTTGGGTATGTATTGAACTCCTGTCAATCCATTGATTGTTACGCTTCCTGCTTTTTCAAGATTTATTTCAACGTAAGCTGCGATATAATTCACTTTTTTATATTTTGCTGTTAAAGAGATATTATCTTCAACAACAACTGAATATTTACTATCTCTACTTACTCTCTCATCTCCATTATACCATCCATCAAACATGTATATATTGGGATCATCACCTTTCTTTTGAGCAACCAATGCAGTTTCAAATACAGCCTTCTTTCCTTCTCGTAATGTAATCTCTTCTGTAGATTTATTTACTGTTGCTTCAGCAATTGCAGAATTATCGGAATTTGATTTAACTGTAAAATATTCTGCTGGTGTTAATGCTAAACGAAAACCTATAACTGCATCTGATGTTTTTCTTAATGAAACTCGACAGTCTTCTTCTTTAGTTAAATATGATCCACCTAAGACATTATATTCTTCAGAGTACTCTGCAACGTTTCCTGCCATATCATACAAACTCAACTCATTTGTTGCTTTCTTACCTACAGGATGCAATTTATTGTCTGAGTTCTCAAGATACCATGCTACTAAATCGACTTCATTAGCTCCAGGATAACTATTCTTTAATGTTTGTTTTCCTCCTCGAGCTGCATATTCCCACTCATCGCTTGTTGGCAAACGATAATCCTCTCCTAAAATCATATTTAAACGATTTAAGAAGGGTGAAACGCTTGTTGAGTTTTTTACATAAATAGGATATGAATCTCCTAAACCTACCTCTTCTGTAAGAGTGGAAGCATCCCACTCATAGGGTGTCATATCTTCTCCTAAATAATTTTTTCCCTCATAATCCATTACATAGTTCCAAAGTCCTTGAGTTACCTCATATCGTCCTATATAATAGTTTTTCATAAAAACTCGCTCTAATTGTCTATCATCTGATGTTGCATTTGCATTAAAATTAGGCAAATAAAAATCAGTTGCTTGGGCTCCTAAATAGAAGTATTGCTCTCCTTCTATATATACGAGTTCATCATTTGTTACTTCATCAAATATATCTTCTGTAATAACAGATCCGATATTTACCTCTTTTGATGTATCAGTTATCTCTCCACTCTTGTATATATTATCTTCACTACAAGAGAATGTACCTAAAACTACAACTAATAGCAATAGTGATAGCGATAAATTCAATATTTTTTTCATATTCCTAAAATCCGCAACTATCATCCAATACACGATTAAGGGTAGATTTATGAGTCGTTAGTAGCAGCTTTCAGTAAAAAGCAACAGCACAACATCAATATGTAGCCACCATCCCCTTACCCCACGATG